CGAGCAGGGCCGCGTCAGCCACGCCAAGGGCCTCTTCGCCCTCGAGGAGGAGCTCCTGGCGCTGGGCGCGACGGAGGACGACGGCGGCGACAGCCCCGACCGGGCCGACGCCCTGGTCTGGGCCCTGACCGAACTGCTGCTGGAACACGGCCCCGGCCCCCGGGTCGGCCGCCTGTAAGGAAGGATCCTCCGATGACGTCTCAGACCCGCTGGCTGGACCGGTTCCGCGGCCGGGAGGGCAAGGCCTCCCGCGCCCGGCGGCTGGTGGCCCTGACCGCGGCGGGCCGCCCCCACTGGACGCCCGTGGACTACCGGGCCCTGGCGCGGGAGGGGTTCGCCCGCAATCCGGTGGCCTATCGCTGCATCCGGATGATCGCGGAGGCCGCGGCGTCCGCCCCGCTGGTGGTGTTCCGCCGCAATCGTCCGGTCCCGGATCATCCCCTGCAGCAGCTGCTGGACCGGCCCAATCCGGAGGAGGCGGGCGCGGACCTTCTGGAGAGCTTCTTCGGCGCCCTGCAGACCGCCGGCAATGCCTATCTGGAGGCCGCCGGAACCGGTGATGCGCCCACGGAGCTCTATGTCCTGCGCCCGGACCGGGTGAAGGTGGTGCCGGGCACCCAGGGCTGGCCCGACGCCTATGAGTATCAGGCGGCGGGCCGGTCGGTGCGGCTGGTGCGGGCGGGAGACGGCTTCCTGCCGGTGCTGCACCTGAAGCTCTATAACCCGACGGACGACTATTACGGCTTCTCGCCCCTTGAGGCCGCGCGCTTCGCCATCGACGTGCACAATGCCTCCAGCGCCTGGAACAAGGCCCTGCTGGACAATTCCGCCCGGCCCTCCGGTGCCCTCGTCTTCACCGGCCGCGCCGCCGGGGACCGGCTGAGCGAGGACCAGTTCGCCCGGCTGAAGCAGGAGCTGGAGACCGCCCATTCCGGCCCCGACGGTGCCGGACGGCCGCTGCTGCTGGAGGGGGGGCTGGACTGGAAGCCCATGGCCCTGACCCCAGCCGACATGGACTTCATCGCCGGCAAGGCCGCCGCGGCGCGGGAGATCGCCCAGGCCTTCGGCGTGCCGCCGCCCCTGCTCGGCCTGCCGGGAGACAACACCTATGCCAACTACAAGGAGGCCAACGGGGCCTTCTGGCGCCAGACCGTGGCCCCCCTGGCGGAGCGCGGGGCCCGGGCCCTGACCGCCTGGCTGCGCCCGCGCTTTCCCGGCTGCGAGATCCGCCCGGACTTCGACCGCTGCCCCGGCCTCGCCGCCGAGCGGGAGAGCCTGTGGGCGCGCCTCGACGCCGCCACCTTCCTCACCCCCCAGGAGCGGCGACGCATGGCCGGTCTGGGGGACGCCCCTTCGGAGATCTCGGATGACTGAGCCCAGCCTCGGACTGGATCTGCGCGACCTGCGGCGCCTGCCGCTGGCCCTGGTCCTGACCCTGTTCCTGCAGACCGGAGCCGGGCTGTTGTGGGCCGGGTCCGCGGCGGAGCGGATCACGGTGCTGGAACAGCGCCTGGACCGGGCCGGGGCCATTGCCGAGCGCCTCGCCCGGCTGGAGGCGGAGGTGGAGGCCGCCCGCGCCAGCCTGAACCGGGTGGAGGCCCTGCTGGACCACGGCCGGGGTCGGGAGGACCGCCCGTGACCGTCATCGGCGGCTATGCCAGCCTGTTCGGCGTCCGCGACCTGGGGGGCGACGTGGTCATGCCCGGTGCCTTCCGCGCCTCCCTCGCCCGGCGGGGAGCGGCGGGGCTGGCCATGCTGCACCAGCACGTGGCCTCCAGCCCCATCGGCGTGTGGGACGTGGCGCGGGAGGACCCCACCGGCCTGTTCGTCCGGGGACGGATCTTTTCCCGTCCCCCCGCCGCCGCCCATGCCGCCGCCCTGGTCCGGGCCGGGGCCCTGGACGGCCTGTCCATCGGCTATGTGGCCCGCGCTGCAAGCTCCGATCCCGCCGGAAACGGCCGGCTCCTCACCGACATCGACCTCTTCGAAGTCTCGCTGGTCAGCTTTCCCATGCTGCCCGGCGCCCGGCTGACCGTCGTCCGTCCGATCCCGGACGTTCGCCGCGCCGCCTGAAGCGTCTGCCTGTCCTCACAACCCAAGGAACTCCCATGAAAGAGACCAAGACGGCGGTGGCCACCGCCGAAACCCGTGCGGCCCTGCACGAGATGATGGCCGCCTTCGAGGCCTTCAAGGCGGAGAACGACGCCCGCCTGACGGCCATCGAGGCGGGGCGGCACGACCCCCTGCGGGACGCGACGCTGGCCCGCATCGATGCCGCCCTGGACAGCGCCCAGACCAAGGCGGAGCGGGCGCTCGCCGCCGTCCAGCGTCCCGCCCGGGGCGGGGACGAGACCAAGTCCGCCGCCGAGCGCACCCCCCGGGCCGAGGCCTTCGGCCGCTATCTGCGCACGGGGCTGGAGACCGGCCTCGAACTGAAGGGGGTGGCGGAGGACCTGACCACCACCGGGGGCGGCTGGATCGCCCCGCCGGAGGTGGAGCACTCCATCACCCTGCACATCCGCCATTCCAGCCCCATGCGGGACATCTGCGCCGTGCAGACCGTCTCCAGCGCCATCTACCGCAAGGTCTTCTCCATCCAGGGCGCGGCGTCCGGCTGGGCGGCGGAGACGGCCCCCCGGCTGGAGACCCTGCCCCCGGTGCTGACCAATCTCGACGTGCCGTGCTTCGACCTCTATGCCGTGCCCGCCGCCAGCCAGCAGCTGCTGAACGACGCCCTGGTGGACATCGAGGCGTGGCTGGCCCTGGAGTGCGAGGACGCCTTCGCCCTGCAGGAGACCCAGGCCTTCATCAACGGCACGGGGGTGACCCAGCCCAAGGGCCTGCTGACGGCCCCGACGGCAGCGGACTCCGCCACCCTGCCCTGGGGCACGCTGGGCTATATCCCGTCCCTGGCCGCGGGTGCGATCTCCACCCTCGATCCGATCATGGACCTGACCTATGCGCCCCGGGTGCAGTTCCGGCCCAATGCCCGCTTCATCCTGAACAAGAAGACCACCGCCCAGCTGCGCAAGATCAAGGACACCATCGGTGACTACATCTGGCAGCCGCCCACGGTGGCCGGGGGGCCCGCGACCCTGGTGGGCTATCCGATCACCGAGGTCGAGACCATGCCCGACCCGGCGGCGAACAGCTTCTCCATCGCCTTCGGGGACTTTTCCAAGGGCTATCTGATCGTCGACCGGGCGGGGATCAACGTCCTGCGCGACCCGTACCTGTCGAAGCCCAATGTCCTGTTCTACACCACCAAGCGGGTGGGCGGCGCGGTGCAGATCTCCGACGCCATCAAGCTGATGAAGTTCGCGGTCAGCTGAGCCATGGCCACCGTCGTCATCACCGCCCCGCCGGTGACGGAGCCCGTGCTCCTCGCCGATGCCAAGACCGCCTGCCGGGTGGACCAGAGCCTGGAGGACGGCTGGATCAGCGGCCTGATCACCGCCGCCCGCCTGCGGATCGAGACGGAGCTGGGGATGTGCCTCTTGGCCACCGGCGTGTCGGAATGGCGGGACGCCTGGGCCCCCACCGACGACCGGGGCGGGCTGACGCTGGCCCGCGGTCCGCTGATCGGGGTGACGGCGGTGGCCGTGGCCGATTCCTGGCGCAACTTCCGCACCCTGGACCCGGGCTATTACGCCCCCCTGCCCGGGTCCTGGCCGCCGGAGCTGGGGGCCACGGCCCTGGCCATCCTCCAGCCCACGGCCCGGTCCGCGGGGCTGCGGATCGACTATACGGCGGGCTTCGGGAGCACCGCGGACACGGTGCCCCAGCCCCTGACGCAGGCGATCCTGGCCCTGGTGGCCTGGAGCTATGACCACCGGGACGCCCCCGACCCGCCCCTGTCCGTGGCCGGACCGTGGCTGGACGCCTGGCGGAGGGCCCGGCTGTGAGCGGGGCCGATACGGGTGGCGAGGCCCCCGGGCCGGACGCCGGTGTGCCCGCGCCCCTGATCGGGGCCCTGCGCATTCCGGCCCAGCTGCAGGGGCCGACGGATACCCTCACCCCCTTCGGCGGGCGGACGACCAGCTGGACCCCGCTCACCACCCTGTGGCTCAGCCTCACCCCGGGGCGGAGCTTCGAGGTGAACGAGGCGGGCCTGCCTCCCCGCCGCCGGACCCGGGCCGCTGCCATCGCCCGGGACAATCCCGCCGCCGTCCGCGGGACCCGGCTGGTGATCGGGGCGGAGGCACCCTGGCGGATCCTGGACGTCAGCCGCCAGTCCCCCGCCCGGGGCTTCATGACCCTCACCCTGGAAAGGGAGACCTGAGCGATGATCGCCGATCCCGACCGGGCCCTGGTGGCCGCCCTTTTGACGGCCCTGACCAGCGCCCCGCTGCTGGCCCCCCTCACCGGGGCGGCGGTGTTCGACCAGCCCCCCGCGGTGCCCGCCTATCCCTATCTGCTGATCGGCCGGACGGAGAGCCAGCCGGTGGGGGGCCGTGCCCCGGACGGGGTGGCAGGCGCCGTGGCCCATGTGCTGACCCTGACGGCGCTCTCCCGCTTCGAGGGGACGGAGGAGGCCAGGGCCATCGCCGCCGCCGTCCGCGCCACCCTGCACAATGCCGAACTGCCCCTGGACGGCTGGAACCTGGTCAGCCTGCGGGTGGTGTTCGTGGACATCTATCACGGGGCCGACGGGATCACGGTGCTGGGCCTGATCCGGGTCCGGGCGGTGACCGAACCCCTGACCCAGACCTGAGGCGGGAGGATCGCGCATGGGACTGCAGAACGGCCGCGACCTGATCCTGCAGGTGGGGGACGGGGGCACGCCGGAGAGCTTTGCCACCC